TCCCCGACGGTAAATATAAAGAACGATTATTATTTTGTGCGAATGTTATTGCGTTTTGAATAGCTGTTGTATCATCTGTTACACCATCACCTTTGGCACCAAAACTTTTTACGTTCGTCGCAATTTCTGCCAAAGACGTCTTAACCTCGTTGACCGCTCCAACCAAATTTCCTTTTTCCGTAGTCCCTAACGTAGTTAAATCGCCAATACTATCGGCATGCTCCTTTGCCTTAGCGTCTAATGCACGAAAGTTCGCGTTAAGTTCTTCGCGTCTAAACGGGTCAGTTCCGACCCAGTCGTTCATATTTAAAAATTCCGTTTTATTTGTCGACAATCACGTACACCTCCTATTGAATTGCAGTACTAAATGCGTCCCACGTATAACCTTTCGCGTCTAATGTATCCCACGACCATGCGTATCCGTCTAATTCGCTCCAACGTAAGTATCGGTACACATACTCGATTACTAAATGAGCCGGCATAATGTCGCGCACTACCGCCTCAAGCGCATCCATATTCAACGGAACGCCGGTAATGTCGGTAAACACGATTTGAACACGAAAATCAGCCGGAATCTCGATAATCTCAACGGTTCCGCCGGTATAAGCTGCGCACACGCTGACGAGCATCGTTTTCGTTACTGTGCCCGCCCCACGTAACCGCGACTTGACGGCGGACCGCCTTTCGTCCAAACTCAACGTGTAGGATTTTTCGATCAAATCCCACGTTTTATATTCGAGAGTATCTAGTAGCACGCTCCGCTGCGCCATCGTATCCCAAACGGAATAGGTTGCCGCGCTAGGCAGGCCGACAATTCGCTCCCAAATCGCTAGCCCCCATGTTGCTGTGTCTACGTAAAATTGCGCCAGCACATCGTTAATGTCCGCATTCAGTCCGGCAATTGTAGCGGAACCGGAATCGACGATAGCGCGCGCCTCTCGGATATCTTCATAATAATTCGGTATATAATCGTACATGGCTCGGTTTATATCGCGACTCATGTCAACGCCACACTCCCGACCACGCCGACTTGCCCATCGGTAGGCTGAATGTTTGCCGTCCCTCCGTTAACGGTTAGGTTCGCGTAGTCAGTAACCAGAGGCACGTCGATTAATAAATTCGCAATTCGCGTGTAACGGATTAGCTCGCCTGTGAAAGCAACGGACTTCAAGTAATCCGCAAGTGCCGTTGTAAACTGCGTCTGTACATCCGCAATAACAGCGCCCGACTCAAGCGTCATTGTAGCCGTTACATCAATCGGTAACTCACTTGCGCCCACTACCGTTACTGTTACGCCAATAGGTCGCTGTGATTCGATATAGGTCGTCGCATCGTCAATGACCGACTGGGCTGGCGCTGTCTTTTCCGTGTCGAGTAAGACGACCTTAACGGTGCCTCCGCCATTCCATACCGGATAGACCTTCGCATCGCCGACACCCGCCACTTCTAGCGCCCATTGCTGATAGTGCGCTGCGTTGCCCGATGTTGCCGGCTTCTGCACGCGATCCTTTAAACGTTTTAATAACGAAGCATCGTCTTCTGTATCCGCGCCCCCATCGAAATTCGCCGCATTTGTCACCGTAACAACTCCGTATAAATCGCCAGGTGCTAGTGCAGTGATGGTTCCGGCCGATACGTTACCCGACAATCCGCCCTCTTCCGCTTCTGCGTTAGCTGACGCTGTTCCGCTCGTTAAAGTTACGTCGGCTAGCGTTACAAAGAAAATACTTGTGGCCGTTTGTAGCCGTGTTCCTTGTGGCACTAGCGTTCCGATTGGTCCGGTTAGTGTTACGGAGCCTTGCGACTTTACTGACGTTTTACGGGTAATTCCGTGCTCGCTTGCTCTCATGTCGAGGTAAATACCTTCGGTCGTTTCCGCAAATCCTAACGTAAGTACCGCATCCAATTCGATATAAGCATTCGCGATTTCAATGGCTGCCGGCATCGTCAAATCGTGAGTGACGGAACCTTCACGCTGGTCAATCGCTGGGTCAACGTTTTCGAGCATTCCCGCGTGTATCACGTCGGGCGTTTTATCTTCATAGGCCATTAATCTCCACCTCCTCCGTTGTTATCTCCTCGCCCGTAACCGTTACGAGTCGGAATGAAATATATAATTTATCGCCGTCTCGCGTTAAAATAATGTCGGACACACTGTCGATTCGATCGTCATAAACAAGCGTCTCTTCGACCATTCTCGGAATCTCCGACTCTAGGAGCGACGCCGTGACATCTTCGCCGATTAAATCTAGCAATTCCGTGCCATAATCATCGGAATAGATAGCGTACTTGCTACGCTCTGTTATAAGCGCTTTTAATGCGAATTGCTTAATGGCTTCATCGCCGTCAATGAATCCGCCTAATGTTCCGTTTTCGAAGTCAATCGCCCAAGTCTTCGAAGGTGCGACATCTTCCTCGGTTATCTCCGGCTCGGTAACTTCGTATATGTTTTCCGGTGTAAGTGCCATTATTCCACCGCCTTATCTATTACGTAATAAAACTGCGAATCATCATCGCCAATTACGATTAACTGGTCGCCTGCAATGAGCGTGTAAGTTGCAACGATTCCCGCAATAACTAAGTCCTCGCGTTCGAGCACCAATCCGTCCGAACTGAGTTGCACAGATAAGTCGGGCAGTGGCGTGATAACCGTTGCAAGTTCGATAGACATGTCGCGATTGTGTCCGTGCTTCCGCATAAGCTGAATCATCTTCGACGCCGCCGAACCTTCGATTTTTAGTCGTTTATCCATCGCTATTACACCCGCCTTATCTGCATAAAATGACGGTCCCAATAACCGCTTGTATAACTTGCTTCCTTACATCCGCTATTTCCGAGCCCTACGAAATACCCCTTCTTCGTCACGATGCCAACGTGCGAAACGCCAGCTCGATACGTGCCTTGGAAGAATATTAAATCGCCAGGCTGAGCGTCGTCTTTCGAAACTTTCGAGCCTTTCGTAATTTGCGTGGCTGTGCCGTGACCGATATTAACGCCCTCACTTTTCTGAAATACATACTGAGTAAATCCGGAACAGTCTCCGCTTCCTCCTGCGATATTCTTTCCGCCAAATACATAAGTAAGTTTTCCGATGAAACTCTTAGCGAAGTCGACTACGTCCGATGATTTTCCGCTAGTTGTCGAGCTCTTATTAGACCCCGTATTTTCTTCCGGTGCCTCGTAGTTAATTTCGTTAAGTTCGAGCGTCTTAGAAACCTTTAGCGACATCGTGTGCATTCCGCTGGGATCGAATTGGTGCGAATCGGTAATCACGTAAAAGCCTCCGCTAAGTCCCGTCATTTTCTCGGTTACTTGAACGGTCGTACCCGCGTAAACGTCCGCATGTCCTATAGCGTCGACGTTGGACTCGGTCGCCACTTTGTTGAGCTCTTTTAATAGCGTCGTAGCAATCGGCTTTAATTGAGCGTCCGTCTTGTCGCTGTCATTCTGCTTCTCACGCATAAGTCCGTACTTTTTAACGGATGCAGAATCGCTAACGGTTACGCCTTTTGCGTCCTCACCGCTCTTGCCTGTATAGCGGACAGAGTTGCGCAGGTCTTCGATTGATGTCGTCATGTTTGCGCTTAGTATGTTCGAGCCGTCTGCGATAACAATACGTTTTACTTGTTTCTTACGCTCACGCAAAACGAGCTTTCCTTTTTCGTTGGACAATAAATAAACCTTGCCGGTCTTCTGTCGAGTTTCCGTCAAGGCTATCACAATCATGTCGTATATAGTTTTGTCGCGCAGAATTAACTTAGGTAAAACGTAGCCGGTGTCGTCGATTTGTCCGTAGTCGATTCCGTATTTTTTGCAAATAGACTTAACGATGTCGCTCGCCTTCATCTTGACGAATTTCTGTGAATCCGTATTTTTCGTGAGGTAGTGATTATAGTCGCGCACGGATATCTGCAAACCTCCGTCGCTAGTTTTATCAGTCTTGAAAATTACTCCGCGAAATATTTCGTCACCATCAACGCTCAAGCGAATTGACCTTCCCACTTCGATTTCAACCGCTTGGGTCGTGCCGTTTTTCGTATTGTTCATTGAAATCTCACACGAGCGACTGGCCTGAGTTATGTCGCCCGACCAAGTTATTCCGGTGACAAACGGAGTCAAATAGGTAATCTTCGTACCAACGTAATATTTTACCGAAACACTCACTTCGGAATCACCAACTTTTGCCCCGGAAAGATTCTGTTCGGATTCTTGCCGATTGTCTTTTTATTGGCGTTGTAGATTTTGCGCCACTTATTTCCGTCGCCATAAACGTCTTTTCTCGCCGCAATCTTCCAAAGGCTATCGCCCGACTTAACGGTATATGTTTTTACTTGCGTAGATTTTTGCGGTGCTGGGCGCGATTTCTTCGTAGTACTCGATTTAGACTTCGATGTGTCTACGACTTTGACGGACGGCTGGCGGAATTCTTTTAATGTAAGCGTAAAATAGACGTCGCCTGGCGCTCCTGCCCTCTCGGCATCAACTTCAAAATCGCGTATCGTTACCGAAGTGTTTGCGCCTTTAACGCCCGTGACAACATAGCGAATAGGTGCGCGAGCATTCCGCCACTTTTCAATTAGTGCGACGAAACTATCCGGAGATATAAATCCGGAGTAACTACAGTAAGCCGAATTGTACACGCTCGGCCAAAACGTAGTGATCGTAAAATCCTTTAAACCGCGATAGCCTATGTTCGTAACTTCTCCGAGCCCTTCTACTTCAGTTTCGTCGTATTGAAACGGGGAGCTGTACGCAAATGATTCGGGATTGACAGGAAGTCGTAGTTTCGTTTTTCCGGATATAAGCCAATACTGAATAGCCATTATGCGCCAGCACCTCCCGCAGCTTCAACTTTTCTAACGAACAATTCGAATAATTTTTCCGCATCCTTTTCCGCCGAGCCTGTTCCGTGCATTTGAACGTGGAATTGATACGTATTACCTCCGCCTTTTCCGTTATAACCCTTCGCTTCGTTCGAGGTTAACACGCGTTCGTTCTTATGAAGTCGGGCGATATAACCATCATACGGAACCCGATTAAGTCCTCCAGCGTGACTACTAATGGCGTGACCACTACTCGTTTTCCCTGTTCTCGCAATTGTCGTGCTTGCATTTTCGTTTACGCCTTTGTATTTGCCCCAATTCACTTTCGGCACAATCGGAATATTAACGCCTGGTATCTTGTTGATTATGCCTATCATTTTGTTGATCGAACCGATTACGTCGTTTACCGCGTTGGCTGCCGCAATTTTAATCCCGTTCCAGACGTTTTCCCATACGCCTTTAGTAGAATCCCACTGTTCCGCCATCGTTACCGCTGCTCGGATAATAAACCCTAGCGGACCTAAAACCAGTGTAGCCACGCCTTTAAATGCGCCAAGCTTCGCCCAAAGTTGTTGAGTTTTTTCTTTGACTGCGTCCCAATTTCGATATAAGAAAACTCCGGCTGCAACTAAAGCGGCAATTGCGATAATCACAAGGCCGATTGGGTTTGCGAGCATTGCCGTATTAAGCCCCCATTGTGCAAGCGTCGCTGCGAGCGTTCCTGCTCTGTATGCAATCATTAGCGTATTGATTGTTTTAATTATCATCAACGCTAGCATTCCGGCTCTTAACGCCAAAATTCCGGCTGTTAATGCAATTACTGTCTCGCGGATTGGTACCCAGTTATTCCGAATAAAGTTTGCGAAATCTAGCACTGCCTGCCCTGCATCGCGAATCTTATCGCCCATCGCTTGAACTTGTTCCGGCTTAATGCTACTCATCCAATTACCGAATTGATTTGCAGCATCTTTTATAACAGGCAATAGCGGTGTCATTACTTGAATCTGAAATGTCTCAAGCGCCCCTTTTAGGACTTCGATAGCACCTGACGCATTATTCATTTTTTCTTTTGCGACGTCTAGCGCTGTTACTTTCGACATTTCCTTTTTAAAATCATTTACACCTTTTGTTCCTTCTTTATAAAGGATGTTGGCTGCCCGAATCGCATCGGTACCGAACATAGTTTTTAAAGCTGCTTGACGTTGTTCGTTCGTTAAGCCTTTCAACTGCTTTTGTAGTACTCCGGCAATTTCCGCCATAGATTTGATATTACCTTTAGCGTCAAAGAATTGGTTTGATCCGTCTTTCGTAGTTATACCGAGGGCTTTAAACTCCTTGGTCTGCGCTTTCGTAATTGGTGATAAATTAAGGAGTAACGTCTTTAATGACGTACCTGCATCGGAACCTTTGAGTCCATTATTGGCAAATACTCCGAGTGCTGCGTTCGTATCTTTAAAAGATAACCCGATGCCGGACGCTACCGCTGACACCATCGACAGTGAGTATCGCAAATCGTGAACGTCAGTGGCCGAAGCATTAGCCGTACCTGCCAGGATATTTGCCGCCTGTGCCGCTGTCATTGCGTCATCTTTGAACGCATTTAATGCGGTGGACATAATTTCGGATGCTTCCGCTAAGTCTAGTCCGCCTGCTGTTGCGAGATTCAATGCCGCTTCTAGTCCGCCCGCCTTTACGGCTGCCGGCGTTAGACCCGCTTTAAGTAATTCTTCGATACCCTGACCCGCCTCTAACGCGCTATATTTCGTCTTTGCGCCCATTTCCATCGCTAAGTCCGTCATTTGCTTCATTTCAGCACCTGTGGCTCCGGTTAAAGCTTTAATCGTACTCATTTGTGTCTCGAAATCCATTGCCTTTTTTACAGACAGAAACGCCACACCGACAGCGCCCGCCGCTCCGGTAATAAGCCCTAATTGCTTTACTACTTCGCTTGCGCCACTACGCAGTCCGCCCATGCTACGTCTTGCGCTTCTCATTCCGGAAGTGAAGTTGACATCGTTCAATCTGAGCGCAGCTGTTAAGTCGAATGCCATATGCTACCTCCTTTCTTTCGCTTCTTCTTCAAGTACGATTTCCATAGACGCATACATAAACGCCCTATGTCGTATTTCTTTTTGGTAAACTTCGTCCGGCGGTATATGGTGCCGTTGGAAAATGCTGTGTACTATTAGCGCTTCTCCCCCGGCTTTAATTAGTTTTTTGCGTTATCAATCTGCGCATTAATATCGTCAAATCCGCTAATCTCCATGATGGCTTGAGTAAGCTTTGCGATTTCACCCGCAAGCAATGCCTTTTGAACGCAGTCTCCTGCATCGGACGCTTCGTATTTCTCGAGCATTTTTGCATCGCCAAAGTTAATATCCACGCAAGCTGTTGCGATGATGAGTGCGCCAAATTTCTGCTCGTCTAGCGTCTTTCCGTGCGTAGCTTGCTCTGTTATGCGAGCGATGGTTTTACCGTCAATTGCTTTCACGGCCAATTCCACGCCAAGCCTTTTGATAAGTACGCCTTGTTGTACGTTTATGTCTGCGCTAAGAAACGCTGATAGTGCATCTTTTTTCGCCATTTATAATAACCCTCCCAGGTAATTTTCGAATTAAAAGACGGGCACTAGGCCCGCCATGATTACGCTTCTTTGATTTCGTCTAGTAAGTCGTAGCCTGTAAATAC